TCTATATCGAGGACGCAGACGGCAACCGCAACCCCGCAGAGGACGGCGACTACACTACCGAGGACGGCAAGGTCATCGTAGTAGTCGACGGTAAGGTTTCAGAGATTAAAGACCCCGACGCCGAAGTAGGAAACGAAGGCGAGGAGGAGCTCAAAGCCTCTAAAATGGCTACCCTTGCCAAGTTCGAGGAGAGCTACGAGGAGAAGGAGCGCAAGATCGCCGAGGCTATCGCAGCCAAGAACGGCGAAGGCTTCTACTTCTACCTGGTAGAGGCTGGCGAAGGTTATGCTGTTATCTGCTGGTGGACCGACGAGGACCTCGCAGACCACTACCGCCGCTATGAGGTGAGCGAGAACGAGGACGGCAGCTTCGCTATCGGCGACTATCAGGACGGCCACATGGGCTTTATTCCCGACGAGGAGCCCAAGCCAGAGCCCGAGCCCACACCCTCCGACGACGAGGAAATGGCGTCTATGTTCAACGACGTACTCGAGGTTATGAAGGGTATGCGTGAGGAACTCAACGCCCTCAAGGCCCAGCTCAAGACACCCGCAGCCAAACCCGCGCACGAGGAGTTCAGTGGCGAAGGTGGCGAGACCAAAGCCCCGAAGGGTTTCGAGAAATTCGCGCAGCGTTTCTCAAAATAAAAGAGTGATAAAACAATAGTAACAAACTAAAAATCGAAAACTATGGCATTTATTGTATCTGGTCTTTCAGACTATGTTCAGAACAACCGCGAGCTGCTGCTCAAGGACATCGTTCTCGGCGCTGACTCAATCAGCCGTATGACTATCCAGCCCGGCGTCAAGAAGGACGCAGAGCTGAACTATCTCGCCGTTGCTCCCGTTCTCCAGGACGGCTCAAGCTGCGGCTGGAACGCAAGCGGTGACGCTACCTTCACGAAGCGCGTCATCTCAACTGCTGCTATCAAGGTAAACATGGCCTTCTGCGAGAAGACTCTGCTGGGCAAGTGGACCGAGTACGTTGTACGCTTCGGCGCCGACAACAACGAGTTCCCCTTCGAGCAGTACATCATCGACGAGGTACGCAAGGGCATCAAGAAGCAAATGGAGAAGCTCGTATGGCAAGCTGACACCAGCAGCTCCGATCTCTTCGACGGCCTCTTGAAGATTATCAACGCAGCCAGCGGCACTATCAAGGTGAATATCGCCAGCGGTAAGAGCGCCTACGAGGCTATCTACGCCGTTTATATGGCTATCCCCGAAGAGATACTCGAGACCGAGGGCCTCGCTATCAACGTATCTCCGAAGGTGTTCCGTGCCTTCTGCAAGGAGCTGACCGATATGAATATGTACCACTACACCGCCGGCGACGGCGTTCGTGAGGTGATACTGCCCGGCACCGGCTGCCCCGTCCGTATGGTCATGGGTCTTGCCGACAGCGTAGGTACCAACTACCGCAAGATTGTCGCTACCTACGACAAGAACTTGGTATTCGGCTGCGATATGCTCTCTGACGCCGAGGAAATCAAGGCTTGGTACAGCGACGACAACGACGAGCACCGTCTGAAGGTTGACTTCAACGCCGGCGTTCAGATTGCCTTCCCCGACCTCTGCGTACTCGGTACAATGGCTGCCGACCCCGTAAGCCCGAAGCAGTCTATCGTCGCACTGAACGAGATCGCCGACAATACCGCCAGCAATTAAGCGGAAGCCGAACGAGTGACAACTGAAAGGGTGGGCTCACCGCCCGCCCTTTCGTATTTACGAACAAATTAAAAAGTAACAATATGGCTTGCACACAAACTTTATCAGGACTCGCAAGGGACTGCGCGAACAGCCTCGGAGGCGTGAAGAAGGTATGGATAGCAAACTACGACGACGTTAGCGCCCTGACTATAACAAGCGACATTATAACCGCTATATCAATGGTCAGCTCCGCGAAGTTCAAGGAGTACAACTTCCGTCCCCAGACTGCCGAGGTCGTAAGTACCCCCCAGGTGAACAGCGAGAACGGTGTCGCCTTTATCCAGAGCGTACTCACCATGCAGTTCGCCAAGCAAGACACTACCAAACGCCTCGAAATGAACGCCCTCGCACTCGGCGACCTCGCCATTATTTACGAGGACAACAACGGCAAGAAGTGGTATCTCGGTAAGGACAACCCCGTCACCGCTACCGGCGGCGACAGCGGCTCCGGCAAGGCTTTCACCGACGCCAACCGCTACGGTATTCAGCTGACCGACAACTCACTGCTGTACCCCTACGAAGTTACAGCAACTATCCCCGTATAAACGAGGACAAGACGAAACCGAAGAGCCGTCCCTTACCGGGGCGGCTTTTTGTTTTGACCCGTTTTTGGCGCTTCCTCTATATGTCATAAAACAAGTATATGTTACACCTCCAGCAGAGCACGACGGCGCAGACCGTGAAGATACCCCGCCCCCAGGCGATACCGCAGTCGGGCGCGTGGGCTCTCGTACTGCGTAACGGTATAACAAAGAAGGAGTACACGTTCAGCGGTGCGCCTACGGTAGACGGTATGATACTGAAGAAGAGCATCACCTTCGAGTCTCTCCCCGACAAGGGGCAGTACACCTACACGCTCAAACGCGGGGACGTCATCGTGAGCGCCGGACTTGCCCAGGTAGGACAAGACGCTATGCAGCCAACCCGCACCGTCTACAACGAAACAATAACAACAATACAATATAATGGATAACAACGAAAACAAGCCGACCGCGCTCAACTTTCTCGCCCTCGATTCCTTCACCGAGACAAACATAGTCTCACCAAAGGAGACGACCGTAGGCGGCAAGGAGTACGTCCTTTGGGGCGACAAGAACGGCTACCCGGAGTATCTCGCGGAGCTGTTCGCGCAGTGCGTGACGCTTCACTCGGTAATACTCGGGTCAATAGACTACGTGGCGGGGAACGGCGCATCGCTGGGAGCCTCGCTTCAAGAGAACGGCGCAGTCAACCGCAAGGGCATGACAGCCCAGCAGCTTGTCAAGGCCCTCGCTCGCAATTACTTTATATACGGCGGTTTTGCCCTTCAGGTTATACGCGACAAAGGCGGCGACGTGCGCGAGCTCTATCCTATCAATATGCGCTTCTTGCGCTCTGACAAGGAGAACGAGGTGTTCTGGTATTCCGAGAAGTGGAAAACCAGCGGAAGCGTGAAAACGGTCAAGTACCCCAAGTTTATACCGAACGCCGTAGCCGAGGAAGACAAGGTGCCCGACAGCATCTACTTCTTTAAGGGTGACGTAGATACCACCTACCCACAACCGTTGTGGGCCGCAGCTGTCAAGGACAGCGAAGTTGAGCGCTCTATCGACGAGTTCCACCTGAATAACATCAACAACGGCTTCATGGGCTCGTATATAGTGAATTTCAACAACGGAGTACCGACTGACGAGACCAAGAAGGAAATCGAGAAAATGTTCAACCAGAAGTTCGCGGGTAAAGACAACGCGGGTCGTATCATGTTCTCTTGGAACGCCTCGAAGGATACCGCTACTACCTTGCAAAAAATGGAGGTCAGCGACTACGGCGAGAAGTATCAGACCCTCGCCAAACACGTCGAGCGCTCGATATACAAAGCCTTCCGAGCCAACCCCAACCTCTTCGGCATAGCAACCGAGAACAACGGTTTCAACTCGGAGGAGTACGACAGCGCCTTCCGACTCTTTAACCGCACCGTCATACAGCCCGTGCAGCAGAATATCTGCGACGCGCTGGACCGTATACTTGGAGGTGAAAACACCCTCACTATCGTACCCTTCACGCTTGACGGAGGAAACCAAAACGTACAATAATATGAAGGAGATACTATTCACATCTGAAGAGAACGTCAAGGGACTCACCGCCATATCGGACAACGTGGAGAGTAAATACCTTCTTCCCGCTATCCGCGAGGCTCAAGAGATATACTTGCGTGAGATTATCGGCGACGCCCTTATGAGTAAGTTGCGCTGGTGTATCGACAACAACGCCTTTCGTGGCGCGTTTGCACCGGCTGACTACAACGAGGACCATGAGACCGAGACCGGCGGCAACCCGCAGTATCGGAAACTCTTAAACAAATGTCAGTACTACCTCGCCTATAAGGCTGTCGCAGAGCTGATACCGAAGGTATCCTACAAGATACGTAACATGGGCGTAGTGAAGACCTCCGACGAGAACGTACAGCCCGCCACTTACGCCGAGATAGTAGCGCAGCGCGACTACTACATAGGTCAAGCCGACTATTATTGTCTGCTGCTTCAGAATTTCCTCCTCGCTAACCGAAGCGACTACCCGGAACTCACCGAGCAGAAGGCAAACGAGATACACGCCACCCTGAAGAGTGCCGCTTCGTGCGGTATCTGGCTCGGTGGCCCAAGAGGTAAATAACTATGACGCTATTAGACCTTATACACACACTCGACGACGTGGCTCTCAACCAGCCGCAAATCAAGCAGTCCGTCGGAGGTGATATTTACAACCTCAACGACGACCCCAGCGTTATGTATGGCGCGTTTGCCCGTACCCAGGGACGCCACCGCTCCGATCTGCTTATGGGTGAGACCACCTACTACTTCACGCTGTTTTATGTCGATAGGCTGACCGAGGACAAGAGCAACGAGGAGGAGGTGCAGAGCGTGGGCGTTCAGGTATTGCAGAACATACTCTTGCGACTCATAGACAAGGGTATCGGAGTGCAGAACGCCGAGTTCCAGCCGTTCACGCAGCGCTTCGCGGACGAGTGCGCCGGTATGTACTGCGTCGTAGGGCTGACCGTAACAAACGACACGAATTGCGAACAAACATTTGTATAATATGGCACAATACAACAACCTCAAGAGCTACATCGAAGAGAAAATCTTCGAGAACGGCACCCAGGCTATTACGGGCGACGTCATGCAAGACGTGCTTAAAGTGATGACCGACGTGCTGGGCGCGTTCTACCAGATAGGCGGCGTGGCAACTCCCGCCACCGATCCGGGGACACCTGACGCCAAAGTGATATACATAGCTACCGACGCGGGCACCTACACCCACTTCGGAGGTCTGACTCTTGACACGGGCGAGGTCGCTCTCCTCGTGTACGAGACGTCATGGGAGAAGGAGAAGCTCGGCGTACTCTCTTCAGCTGCCGGAGCTGTCAAGTCCGAAAACATCGCCGACGGCGCTGTCATCACCTCCAAAATCGCGGGCGGTGCGGTGACTACCGCCAAGATTGAAGACGGGGCAGTGACAAGCGACAAAATCGGAAGTGGCGCGGTCGGCACTGCAAAGGTGGCCGACGGAGCCATAACCGCCGATAAGATTGCCTCTAATGCCGTCGAGACCGCCAAGATAAAGAACGGCGCAGTGACCGAAGGCAAAATAGCCGACGGTGCAGTCGATACTGACAAGATTGCCGCTTCGGCCATTACGTCGGGCAAGATTGCATCTAACGCAGTAACCGAAGGCAAGATTGCGACGGGAGCCGTAACCAACAGCAAGATAGCGAGCGGTGCAGTACACGCGGGTAACATAGCCGAAAAGGCTGTAACCGCCCCCAAACTTGAGAACGGCGCAGTGACCGAAGGCAAGATTGCCAGCGGTGCCGTGACATCGGCCAAAATCGGTACGGGTGCCGTGACATCGGAGAAGATTGCCAGCGGAGCCGTGGGAAGCGACCAGCTGGCCGAGGGCGCGTTTTCTGCCGATAACCTTGCCGACGGAAGCCTCACTACTCCGAAACTCGCAGACGGGGCTGTAACGACTCCCAAAATAGCCGATAATAACGTTACCGCCGCAAAGATTGCCGACGGCGCTATCGGTACGGCAAAGATAAACGGCGGCGCCGTCACTACCGAGAAGATTGCTTCAGGTGCAGTTACCACCGGCAAGATCGCCGACGGAGGTGTTACCACCGGCAAGATCGCCGACGCGGCTGTAACCGCCGACAAGCTCTCGGAGGCTTACTATACCGAGGGTGAGATAGACGACAAGTTCACCGAGTTCGGAGTGGAGCACCCGCGCCCCTACGTACTTAACGAGACGCTGATATTCGCCGACCAGGCTGGCGTGAGCGTAGCAGACGAGAAGATAATAGTAAATTATTGAAGATATGGACATCAAACAATTCGAGGTTAACGGGCAGACCTTCGACTTTAACGTCAAGGACGGGAAGATCGGAAGCCCCCAGATAGCAGACGGAGCCGTAACCGCCGACAAAATACCAGCCGGCGCGGTCGGCAGTTCCAAGATAGCGAGCGGTGCGGTGTCCACTGACAAGCTCGACTCGGCAGCTGTGACGAACGACAAGCTCGCCTCCAACGCCGTCGAAAGTGTGAACATAAAGAACAACGCCGTCAAGACCGCCAAGATAGCAGACGAAGCCGTCACACACGAGAAGCTCGGCGTGAACGCGGTAGACCGCGATAACATTCAGGACGGCGAGGTCATCACCGGCAAGCTGGCCGACGGAGCCGTGACCGCTGACAAGGTGGGCGCGGGAGCTATCGGTACGGCGAAGGTAGCCGACGGTGCGATTACTTCAGCCAAGATAGGAAGCGGAGCGGTAGGAGAAGCCAAGCTCGGCTCTAACTCCGTCGCCACGGGCAAGATAAAAGACGCGGCTGTAACCGCCGACAAGATAGGCTCGAAAGCTGTTACTACCGCAAAGGTAGACGACAAGGCTATCACGGAGGACAAGATAGCCGACTCCGTGCAGTTTATCCGTATGGCTGTCGACGGTAACGTCCTCCAGCTGACTACGGGCATACGTTAAACATTTAAAAACCGAAATAAAATGGCAAATCCAGAACTTAAACAAATCCAAGTCGACGGTGTTCTTTATGACATCAACGTACCCGACGGCGCTATCGGCACCGATCAGCTCAAAGACGGAAAGGTAGCTCTCGCCGACAACCTCGCTTCATGGGCCGCTCGCTCACAAATGGAGGTTATTGACGAGTGGAGCACACGCTGCCGTACCACCGGCGGCGACCTCTCTATCGACACCTCAAAGGGCGCGTATATTCTGCGCCTCATCACCCGCTCGTCATTCAAGGCGTCTCTGCTGTCAGCCAGCGGAGCTAACCTACTCAACCCGGAGGCAACCGTAGGCGGCGCTTACGTGTTCATGGTCCCGGTGATGAAGCGCGGCGACTACGGCACAGCAGACGAAGCTAACGGCATCGTATTTGTAGACAAAGACGGTAACAACCTCCACCCCACGGTACGCTTCAGCGAGACATACCCCGCTTCAGCAGCAGCCGGTGAGGCCGTTACCCCGTATCAGTTCGCCGGACATAGCGAGTATTTCTACCCCTCTGCAAAGATAGGTTACTTCATCGTCAGCGACCTGGGCGTGTCAGCCGCCAACGCTTGCGCCCGTATCGCATGGTCAACGGGTTACCAAACCTACGAGGCATACCGCGCACCGTCCAGCATCAACCTCTCGAACGTCATCACCGCTATTGCCGCTTCTCATAGCGGCGCGAGTGACCGTATGCTCGCAGTAGGTGGAGTGAGTGACGAGGTGTTATTCGGAAGCAACGCAGCCGCATGGACTCGCCGAGTATCGGTTATCGCTCCTACATGGACTGATACCGACAACGGCGACGGCACCTACACCCATACCGCAGAGATACCCGCCACTAACGGCGCCATGAAGGCCGGAGGTCTGGCCGAAGACTATGCGGGTGCAGTGGTACTCGCCGTAGAGGGTACGACCGTAAGTTATACCGACAGCAACGCCACCAGCAGCGTAAAGGTGAAGTACGAGCTTGCCTCGGAGGTTACCGGCACCGTAAGCCAGTCCAACGCCTACCAGCCTGACGACTTCGGTATCGAGTATCTGACCGACGCCGTAGGTGAGTTTGTTATCCGTACAAGCTACTATCAGGGTATGCCCGACACCGTGGCTTCTCTCATATCGCTGGCACACCAGAACGAGGCAAACACCGCCGCGATCGACGTAGACAATATGGGCGACGCCCACTGCAAGAGTATCGACATGGACGAACTCCCGAAGGTCTGCGGCTATCAGCTTATCGTCATCGCCAGCGGTGCTCCGTCTACCGCTCCCGACTTTATCGGTCAGGTGTATATAGACACTACCAACGGCAAGGTATACGTTGCTACCGGCGTATCCGCAAGTACTGACTACAAAATACTAAATTGATATGAATAACGTCATCAAGAAACGCCCGTCAG